AGATACTCAGACTCAGCAGAATAGCTCAGGTTCCTTCCTAGGGAAACAACTATTAGATGCTTTCGGTAGAAACCTTAAAGCAATGGCACAAGGCCCTGTCTCATTATTAAGTAATGCTGTTAAAGAAGCAGCTAGACCTTTTGCTTATAGTATAATGAAGCAAAGAGCTGCTGGTGCCCTTAGTAGTTTTGAGTCAATGGCAAATGGAACAATTGATGTTTTTAGTAATACTATAAAAAGAGAGAATGATGCTAAGTATGATTATGATTCTAGGAGAGCGTTAGACTCCCTATACATTTATGGTAATGATTTAGGTATATTTGAGGAAGCTCCTGAGTTGGTTAATAAAGGAGTGGAATATGATAAGTATCTTAAAAGTGTAGGTAGAGACCCTAAGGATGTAAAAACCTATAAATACGATATACCTGTAGACCTACAGTTTCCTGATTTTGTAGATGAAGAAGCATTAGTTAATTATATTAAGAGTGATAAGAATAAAACATATGCAGGAGAATATCCAGGCTTAGGTGGTATTTTACGTAGAATGACCTTAGATGATAATGGTAAGCCTGTGGTAGTAAACTCAGATTTGTGGGATTTTCAACCCAAGGAATACACAGAAAAGTATCATGGGACTTTTAGAGCTACCCAAAATTCTAATTGGCTTGAGACTAAAGCTTTACCAGAGTTTATAACTAAAGCAGCTACCTACTTACAATCTACTGCCTTAGATTGGGTAGGCACTCCTTTTATAGTAAAGGATATGAGACCTATACAATATACTGATGTTGATACTTATTATAGGAATATCCGCAAAGATGCAGCAACTGAAGATGCTTTAAGTGCAATGGGAGTATTACCTGAAATTACTGTGGAGGCAGATAAATTGGACTATCGTAGGCCAGGGAAGGATTATACTCAGAGGTATTGGATTGATAGACATAGGCTGAGGGGTGTAAAAAAGTCTGGAGAAGATACCTGGAGAGAGTATGACTAAAATAAATTTGCATATCTCAAAAATTTTACTTATCTTTGCAGTGTAATAAAAATTCAATGCCTATGTTTGCTTATATCCACAACTCCTCTACAGGAACAGTCAATATTATGGTGAGACCTCAGGATATGTATAATGAGTATGCTACCAAGAAACCTCACATTAAGAAAGAGAGGATTTCTATTAGAGGAAGGATTAGAAAGAAGAACTATAATAAGAATGAATTTAACAACCCTTAGGTGGAATATACTAAGGCACATCTACAAAGGTAGATTTACATCGTGGCTCCAGTAAAAAGTGACAAAGGTATTTTAAAAGCCCTTTGCTTCTGCTGGAGCCTTTTTATTAACCCTATAACCAGTCTGAGTATGGAATATAAAGATTTTAATTTTAAAATGATGGGTGACACCTGGAAAGTGAAGTTTGTTGATAACATCCTCCTGGATGAAGGAGAGAGTATTGCTAGCTTCTACTGGGGACAAACCCATACAGATACTAAAGAAATTTATATTAGCAAGAAATACCAAAATGGTAAAAACATACCTTCAAGAGAAATTGGCATAACCTTACTCCATGAGCTTGTTCATGCAATCTTTTCAACAGGCTGTTATCATGCGAGTAATACTGATGAACCATTAGTTGAATTTACTGCAAGATGTTTAAAAGATATACTCAAGAGTGAAACCTTTATTGGATACGCACAAAAGTAAAGAAAGGCAGGAAGCTTAGGTTTCCTGCTTTTTTTTTATTAAACAATGTTAAAGCTCTTGTGTATATGAAAATAAATACTTACCTTTGCATTGTAAAAATAAATGAAACATTTATAACAATATAAATATATGGCTAAAAAGACTAAGAAAGTTGAGGCAGAAGAACCTCAGATTACACTGGAAGAACAGAAGAAGATGTTGGAGACTTTTGTTACTCAAGAAATTCTTCTTCTCCATAAAATGGTAGACTGGTATCCTGTATTCAAAGAGAATGAGGATTTTGCAGAGGTCTACACTAAGTTTAAAGAAACAATGTTGAACCTCCTAAATAAGATTGATTAATGAGTGACTTTGGATGGAAAGAGATTAAGGTTGTAGTTGGTACTAATGACCGTCATATCACTAATCTCTTGAATGAGATGCAGATTAGTAAACAAGATATTCTCCACTGGAATGTGGATAACAGAACAGGTAAAGTAACAGTTTGGTATTCTAAATAAGTTTGGATATGGAAGATTTGAAATTAAATAGTTATCTCGGAGTTCAGATTTTTAAATCAGTTAGACGAGCTATCCGCAGAGGTCATGTAAGTCCTACTGGAGCTGTCTATCCTCAGAGACCTTATAATAACCGCAAGAGTTCCCCTGGTAGGAAGTTCCAGGATGATAAAAGAGCTACACTCGCAAGATTGAAAGAATATGGAAGAAAACATTAACTACAATGAAGAACCTGTCTTTTATTGTGCCCATTGCCTCTCCTTGAGAATTAGAAGTGCAGGTTTGCCTTCCTTGCTTTACTGTGATAGCTGTTCTTGTACTGATGTAGAAGAAGCTAATATAGAAGAATGGCAAGAGAAGTTTGAGAATAAATATGGTTTTAACTTTTTAACTGGCAAAATAGTAAACAAATAAAAAATGGAAAAAACAAAGACAATGCCTGCTCCCCAGAGAGCTATGAACGAGGAAGAACTTAAGAACACTCTTATTCAGGTAACCCAGCAGAATGATATGCTCAAGAAGAAGCTCCAGGAGCTTATGCAGCAGCTGAATCAGCAGAATGTTCAAATGACTTTTGCACGTCTGGAGTTCCTGTTTAAGATTCTTGATAAGGCTAGTTTCTTTACAGAAGAAGTTACTGAAACAGCAGCGAAAGAGATTATTGAAATTATGTATCCTCCCAAAGAGGAAGAAACCAAAGAATAATTGAAATATGGGGAAAATTAATAATGTCATTAGAATCCCCACTTCAATAGATACAAACTTCTTTCGCTATTGGTTAGATTTTTTAAAACCTGTACATAATCTCACTGATAGAGAAATGGATATTGCAGCCTGTTTCCTCAAGATGAGGCATCAGTTATCTTACAAGATTTCAGATGATGAACTTCTTAATCAGGTTCTAATGAACGAGGATACAAAGAAGAAAATCAGACAGGAATGTAATATGTCTCTACAACACTTCCAGATTATCATGGGTAAGCTTAGGAAGAATAAAGTGATTGTTGACAATCAGATTAATCCCAAGCTTATCCCTGCTATCAGGGAAGAAGATAATACAGTGGCATTGGTACTGTATTTTGAATTAAAGAAATGAATGAGACAATAAGCAAATTATCTAAAGAAGTTGGGTTACCAGTAGATGTTGTGAAGAAAGTTTACAGCACCTACTGGTTAACTGTTAGAGAATATTTGTCCTCCTTACCTCTAAAAGAATTAGATGATAATATTTCCGAAGAAGAATTTAAGAAGTTGAGAACAAGTATCAACATTCCTTCAATAGGTAAATTGCATTGTACTTATGAGAGATTCAGGAGAATAAAGAAACACTTTGAATTTATAAAGGAATTAAGAAGAAAAAAGGATGAAGAAAATGATAGTAAAGGGCATCAAGCCCATGTTTAATAACCTTGTAACAACTGCTGATAAGTATGAAGAAGATTCGATGGTTCATGGTTCAATTATTGATGCTTCTAAACAGCAAGGCACCCTTAAAGAATACCAATCAGTAGTTGCTGTTGGTTCCTCTGTTAGAGATGTAAAAGTGGGAGATGTAGTATCAATCAATCCTTCCAGATTTGCAGTTAAGAAGTATGATAAGGATTCCATTAAGCAGGATATTGCAGGAGGCAATCCTATTGTAGGTTACAACTTTGACTTTGTTCAGATGGATGGTAAGGACTATCTTCTGCTCCAGGATAGGGATATTGAGTTTGTCATTACTGATTATGAGGAAGTTGAAGAAGAACCCCAGGGTTCACTCATTGCAGTAGATAAACCTGCTATTATTGTTTAACTTATAGCCTATCCTCAAGATAGGCTTTTTTATTATATTATGAATATACTCAATTATAGTAACTATCAGATAGAGCCTACTCAGGAAGCTTTCCTGATTAAGCCTATCAGAGAATTGTATAATGCAGATAGAACCAAGAATAAGGATAAGTTTTTACAGCAGATGTCTATCTTGTACTTCATGGTAGACCCTCGAAGTAGCTACTCTTATATTGTTGATGAGGAGCTTAGATATAGAGAAATCCTCAAGCAGGAGGGCTTACCTCTTGATTATAAGATAGATGCAAAGCTAGAGGCTGCTATGGAGATTTACAAGAAGCATATTATAACCACTTCATATAAGCTCTTGCAGTCTACTAGAATTGCAGTAGATAAGCTTTCAGAGTTCCTGGAGAATATAGACCTCTATGAGGAGGATAAGAATGGTAAGCCTAAGTACACCATTAGTCAGATTACCCAAGCTATTAAGCAGGTACCTCAGCTATCTAAGGATGTTATTGAAGCTGAAAGAATTGTCTCTAAGGAAATTGAAGAAGAAGGTAGAGCAAGAGGTGGTAATAATAAGACTCTCCTGGATGATGGTTTTGATGCTTTTCTTAGTATGTAATGGAATATAATAGTTATCAATCAACTCCAGAACAACTGGGTCTCAGTAGTTATCCTCCTGAGGTCCAGGAACAGTTCTTTGAGTTTACAAATAATTCTCCCTTCATCAAATGGATGATTGGTGAGAGACCTAGAGCCAAGGATTTGGAGAGGGATGAGAGTGGTAGAATTAAGATAGACATTTCTCATCCTCATATCCTGGAGAATATGGATTACTTCAGACCTTCTGCTATTCACTTTCAGAAGCATGGTTGCTATACTTTCCTCAGACCTAACCCTAATCCTAATAGTGAATATGGCAGATGGTTTAGAGAGGAACTAAGAAGATGTTGGGAAGGCTATGTAAGACCTAGTGATGGAGAATGGGTTACAGGGCTTTTATATTTCTTCTTGAACTACTGTCCTATTCCTCAGACTAAGACTACCAAAGGTTCTAAGAGAGGTGCGCGTGTAATTGACTTCCCTGAGTTCTGGGAGGGAATCTACTGGAGATTCCACTATATAGAGGATGCTAGAAATGAAGGTAAGCATGGTTGTGAGATTAGCTCTCGTGGTAAGAGTAAATCTCTTACTATGGCTGCTATTATGGCTAGAAACTTTGTATTAGGTGAAACTAAGGAGGTTACTAAGAGTGTGAAGTCTATGGCTACTGCTTACAATAAGCAGTTCTTAACTTCCGATGGTATTCTAAATAAGTTCCAATCTTACATTGACTTCCTTACTCTGAATACTCAGTTCCCTAACAAGAGACTGAAATCTTCTATGGCTGATATGGCATGGAAGATGGGTTACAAGGATTTGGATACTGGTGCAGATAAAGGTACTCTGAATGAAGTTGTAGGTGTATCAGCTAAGGATGATATTTCTAAAGTCCGTGGTAAACGTATGCACTTTATTGTAGTGGAGGAGTTTGGTTCATTTAAGAATGTACTGGAATTATACCAGATTATGCTTCCTTCTGTCCAGGAGGGTGAATACTCATTTGGTCAGATGTACTTAATTGGTACTGCTGGTGATGATGAATCAGACTTTACAGGTGCTGCTGAAATTGTGTATAACCCTGATGGTTATAGGATGCAGCCTTTACCTAATGTATATGACCTTGAGGGTAGAGGTAGACCAAAGATTACATTCTTCTTTCCTGGATATATAAACCGAAAGGGCTGTTATGACCATGATGGTAATTCAGATGTCACTAAGGCTATCCTGGAGATTCTAGCAGACAGGTTCAGAGTAAAGTATAACTCAAGTGATGTCAATGCTATCACTAAGACTATTGCTGAAATCCCTATTACCCCTCAGGAAGCTATCTTGAGAACTAAGGGTAATATGTTCCCTGTTACTCCTTTGACTGAAAGATTGAATCAGTTGGATGCTAATCCTAATGAGTATAGTGATGTCTATGTAGGTAAGCTGGTACAGAGAAAGGGTAATGTAGAGTTTGTTCCTACTGGTGATACTCCTATTAGAGA